ATCCTACAAACAACGATGATGGAAATACGTGGGAAGATGAAAGTCGGTGTTTTGATAACGTCGCTTTACATATCGCAAAAGAAAACGCTTATGCTTGGGATATGTTCGAAGAACCTGAACGCGAAGTCTTGTATGTGTGGAGAGATGGTGATTTTGAGAACAGACTGCGTTTTTTAGCTAAATTTGAAGTTATTCAACGACTTGATGTGATAGAGCTAGAGGAAGACGACGATCCGGACGATTTTTAAAACCCATTTACAGCTCATTTAAATTCGTTTAAGTGGGCTGAATAATGTGTTTTAAACCTAGTTTAAAGGAGTTTTAAAAGTGAAATTATGCCGTTGCCCGGTTTGCCATAGCGACATCCATTTGGATGCGCTGTTGGAAGATGATGCGGGGCGTGAGATATTGGGGATTATTACCAATTTACGCGGCGATAATGCCCGTGCGTTGGTAAGTTATATTGGGTTGTTTCGCCCTGAAAAATCTGCGCTATCTAATGGGCGTGCATTGAAATTAATGCAGGAAGTATTAGAGATGTATCAACCCAGCCCATTATTGGCTCATGCGTTGAATGAAACGGTGCAAGCGGTGATGAAGAACCGTCGGGAAACGCGTAATATTCAGGCTTTATCGAACCATAACTATTTGAAGAAAGTGTATGAAGGGGCTAAACCCTTGTTTGCGGTGGTTCGTAATGAAGGCAAAGCCGAAATGCAAAGTACGGTAAAACAAGAAGACAACAATCGCATGGCGGCGATTCAGTATATTGAACGTTATGCTTCTGTTGGGCAGTTGCAATTTGTAGAAAATACGCCTGAATTTGCGATTTGGAAGGCCTGGAAAACAGAACAGGAGAAAGGTTATGCAGCGTAAATCATTAATTGCGAAAATCCATATTGGTAAAAATCAATTGGGACTTGATGATGACACATATCGCGGTTTACTTGCCAATACAACAGGCAAAACCAGCTGCACAGAGATGAGTGACAGTGAATTACACCAAGTATTGAATGTGATGGTTCAGAAAGGTTTTAAATCCAGTTCAAGCTTTTGGGGAAATCGGCCGTCACCAAGTGAAGATAAGAAAATTTATCTCGCTAAAATTACCGCACTTTTAATCAAACACAATTTACCGAAAGAATATGCTGATGGTATTGCAAAACGATCTTTTAAAGTGGATTTTATCCATTGGTTACGTCCGTGGCAGTTAAAGAAAGTCGTGCAGATGTTGTCAGTGTATGACCGGAATAAAAAGACGTTGTAAGATGAAATTATCAGGTGTAAATTAAAGGCTCTTTGGAGCCTTTTTTATTGGAGAAAATAATGAAAAAATTATTAATTGCTATGATATGTGGCTTGATTTCTATCTCTGCTTTTTCGATGACGGATAAAGCTAAAGGAGAACTAAATAAAGCCTTACAAGGAAATTATCAAGCATTACGAAATGTTGCGTTCGGAATGAAAGACGGATCTTCCGGACAAGATTATAATCCAATTGCAGGTTGTGCATTACGCAAAATTACCTTAATTGTTGCACAAAATGAGACTGATGCTGGGGACTATGGTAATGAATATGTAGATTGTAAAGCATTGTCACCTGATGAATCTGAAAAAGCATGGAAAATGACGTTGCAGCTGTTGCCTCAGGTGTTACAGTTGAAAGGACAAAATTAAGTAGAATTAATCCCACTTCGGTGGGATTTTTTTTATCTTTTTTATGCAAAATACCGCCTTTTTAAAATTTCCGTGTGAGAATGAGCAAAAAATAACATTGCGGAGGTTATTATGGTGGAGAATTTGGAAGATGTAGCGGAACTTCTGCCGGAAACTGTACAACAGATGGTTGATTTAGTTGGGTTTCCTGCTGTTGAAAAAATCATTACAAATTTTGGTGGGGCAACCTTTCGATTTACCGATGGAGCGCATTATTTCCCTAAGCTCAAAGCATTAATTGGTTTGGAAAGTGCGGTGAAATTACGCGAAGCTTTTAGAGGTGAATGGGTTTATATTCCACGCTGCGAAACGGCTTTGCGAGTGTTGCGTAATTATCGCTTTAAGGCTGATTTTGATTGTTTAACCCAACATTTGAACAAATCAGGACGCATGGCCATGCTTGAACTTTGCCCTAAATATCAATTATCGGATCGCAGTGGTTGGGAAATTGTGGCACAAGTGCGTAATCCTAAGGAGTCCAGTAATTTCGCCTTGTTCTAGTGCTGAAGTCGCTCCACTCTTAATCTTACTCTCTTTTTTCGATAATACCCTTAATCATTAATAGATTAAGGGTATTTTTTTATGTCTTTAAATTTTACACAGATTTTCAACCGTTTAATTGGTCATGAAGGCGGCTACGTTAATGACCCAAGAGACCCAGGCGGGGAAACCAATTGGGGGATCACTAAACGTACTGCTCAGGCAAACGGTTATCAAGGCAGTATGCGAGCAATGACGCGTGAGCAAGCTTATAAAATCTACTACTCTGCATTTTGGCTACGTTATCAATGCGACAAAATGCCAGAAGCGGTGGCTTATCAGTTTTTTGATGCTGCGGTAAATCATGGATTAGGTAATGCGAGTCGTATGTTGCAACGTGCAGTCGGTGTTGTTGATGACGGTGTGATTGGCAATATGACGATTGCCGCTATTAAAAAAATGGCGATTTCTGATGTGATTATGCGTTTGAACGCTGAACGCCTTGAGTTTTATTGCAAACTTAGCACTTTTACGACATTTGGTAAGGGCTGGGTTCGTCGCGTGGCTGGCAATCTTAAATATGGAGCAATTGACAATGAAGTTTAAGTTTTCAGACATTTTAACATGGGTTTTTGATTGGTTCGGCTTGAGAGGAAAACAAACCAAATATCGACCTCACTTTTATAGCAAAAATGCGTGGAGTTATGTCGGCAACGGCAAGATGACACCGGCAATTGAATTAATGTTGAGACTTTGTTCATGAAAAAGTTTTTTGAACTCTTCACCAATGACAACGGGCGCGCCAGCACCACAGGTTTTATTCAGTTTTTCGGCTTTTTGGTGATGGCGGGTGTGCTGATTTATGCGGTCTATCTTGACCGTTCTACGGTGACAGATTTGTTCTTTTATTTTGCTTGTTTTTGTGGTGGTTCTGCGGCAACTAAAGGGGCGGTGATGGCTTATCAAGCTAAACAAACCAAGCAAGAAGAACAGGTTACTGGTGAAGTCTATGTCGAACCGGAACAAACGGATAGACCAAGGGGGATTTGATGAATATTCAAATTATTTTAGCTGTATTCGGGATTTTAGGACTGTTAGGTGTGTATGGGGTTTTTAAGTTAAAACATGCACACCGTGAGATTGAGCAGTTATTAAAAACCAATGCTCAGTTGCAAACGCAGAAAGCCGTTGCTGAAACTCAAGTGAAACATTTTGAAGTGAGAAAGAAAAATGAAGAAAACAGTCGCAATGCTGACCGTGACACTCTTATTAATGAGTTGCACAAGTCAGGGGATCTCCGTGATTAATGCAAGCTGTACGGGTTTTGCAGTGATCTCCGCAAGCCGTCAAGATACGACCGAAACCTTACGTCAAATTAAAGTGCATAACGATACATACCGAACTATTTGTCAGCGAGGTGAAAATGGAAGTGCACATTAATGGGATGATGATTTTTAATGGGGTGGTGTCTGTTGCGGTGTTCTTTATTGGTGTGTGGTTTAAGAAATTAGACAGTGAGTTTAAAAGCCTGCATGACGAAGTTAAAGAAGTAAAGCGAGATTATGTCTCAAAAGAAGTGGCTGGTATCACCAATCAAAGCATTTTAGATAAATTAGGGGCAATTTCTGAGCAATTGCAGTCCATTACGAAAAAATTAGATAACAAGGCAGATAAATGATGTCAGCAAGAGATCGGAAACGCTTAGAGCAGTTAACCGAAAGCGCACAAACAAATGCAAAACTAGATGAAATTTTAGATTTGACCCGTGCAGTCAATCATAAAATCGACCGTTTAGATGGGCGTGTGGATGATATTGATGTCCGTTTAGCTAAGGTAGAAAACAGCCTAGCTAAATTGGGTGTGCGATCCGCTTTAGTTGGCGGTTTAGGCGGTTTATTGGTATCGGTTGGATTTGAGCTAATCAAAGCCAAGTTAGGAGGCTAGTTAATATGGCACATGATGAAAAAACCAAGGCAGATGTGCGCCGTTATTATGTGTTTGATTGCTTAACGCTGGAATTAGCCGCAGAAAAAGCCAAAGTGTCCTATAACACTGCTCGACGCTGGAAACGTGAAGCCGAATCTCGCGGCGATAATTGGGACAAAGTGCGTGATGCATCAACAATGGCAAGTGGAAAGGTTGAAGATGTGGCTCGTGGTATGCTCACCACCTTTGTGCTTTATTTTGAAAGTACCATGGATGAGTTGCGTAAGACTGAAGACTTGCCCGTGAGTGCGAAAGCAAAAGTAATTCAAGGCTTGGGTGACAGCTACTCTAAAATGGTGGCGAGCAGTAAGCGGTTGTTGCCTGAAGTATCTGAATTAGCTACTGCGATTAAAACGGTGAAACTCTTTGGGGAATATATCCAAACCAATAAACCAGAACTAACAGGTGATTTTTTAGATTTGCTCAATGGATTTGGTGAAACATTAAGTAAGGAATTTAAAGCATGATGGAAGATTGGGATGGCTTTGTTGCAATTGAAG